CTCTGCGAACGTTTTCCTTCGTGACGATTTCACGTGTCAATTGCAAACAACCTGGAGATGTAAGGAGGCCAAAGGCAAGACCAAGCTGACAGAATTGACGCTTGATCACGTCGTACCCCGGTCGAAGGGTGGTAAGACTACGTGGACAAATTGCTGCACCGCATGTAAGACATGTAACAGCGAAAAGGGTAACGATGCAACCATTGTTCCAAAGAAGAAGCCACATAGGCCAACCTATTACGAAATTCTGGCAAAGCGGAAGACATTGCCTATCCATATTCGTGATGAGGAATGGAAATTTTATATAGATTGGCCAGAACATTTGGTCAAGGTCATAGCACAACCAACCGGGCATGCCCAATAAGTGCTAACACAGAAAGGGGTCTCGAGACCCCTTTCTCTTGGGTGATAAATACATACATAATGAACTACCAACAAATTTACGACTCGTTAATTGAAAGGGCCGTGGAAGAACACTCACGGGATATAAAGAAAAACATCATATTGTGCCCAGATGCATGGGCGGATCAGATGATCCTTCTAATCTTGCTATTCTTACAGCTGAAGAACACTATGTGGCGCATCAATTATTGATTAAAATATATCCTAAAAATGGAAAATTGCTCTGGGCAGTCAGGCTTATGACTGCTGCAAGGGAGAAACAAATTAGGAACAATAAAGAATATGCCTGGATTAAAAAAAGAATATCAAAATACATGACCGAGTCCAGAACCGGAGTGAAAACTGGTAAACAAAAGGTATATCATCGTGTCGATCCTTATTTAAAAGCCCTTAGAATAGCACCATATTTCCATTTAATGCCCTGTTATCGGTATAATCCTTATAGAAGTGCTCAAGAAGTAATGGTTTCGTCCACATTATTGATATCATTTATCTGAACGATGATAAGTAATAGTAGCAGAGAATAAACTCTGGACCATTAACTTAATCGGAGATAACAATGGCAACAAAGAAGACAAAGGCAGCACCAGTAGCTAAGGCAGAAGAAGCAGTAACCGCAGCACCAGCAGCGGAAACAACAACATCAGTAGAACCAGTTCAGCTAACCATTGCTGACCTACAACTTCTATCGCGTATTGTTGACTTGGCTTCACGTCGTGGTGCATTCCAGGCTGGCGAATTGTCGCAAGTAGGCGACGCATTCAACAAACTGGCAGGATTTCTTGCTTACGTAGAAAGCGTACAGAAGAAGGATGAAACAACAACTGCTGAAGCACCAGCCGCAGCCTAATAGGTGGTTAACCACTAAGGAGAGATTATGGCAATAGAAGGCCTTAAGAAACATGCCGGGCAACTGGTAAACACAGGAGTGAGAGTAGCAGTAGTATTCAGAAAGCTTCCAAACGATGATAACTTTTGTCTTATCGTCGAGACAGAGCGTCTTCCAGATAGCTACCACGACTATCTTATCCAGTGTCTAAATAGCAAAGAAGCTGTAGAAACTAATGACTTCTACGAAGTTCTTAACCGTAGAACATTCCCAGATGGATTGAACTGCCTAACAGCACTTCACCAGCGTGGTCATTTGCGTAAGGAACCTGTGTCGAATGTTACAATGCTTCCACTTCCTGGACAGGCAGTACCGTTGGCCCTTATCAATGCAACAATCGACAAGAAGGTTGATGAATATGTTGCAAAGCAAAAGGCGTCGGAATCGTCGGGCAAGGATATTGCCGATGCTATTTCTAAAGTAGTCACCGATCCTGTTGGTGTAGCCAAAGGACTTATTGCTCAAGCAGAATTGCTTGAGAAAGATGCAGCCGCGAAGCGCGAAGAAGCATATGCACTTGATCCGGATTCAAGACCTGCACGTGGTCGTCCAGCAGATCCAGATGAGATCAAGGCTGAAAAGCTTGAAGAGCGTAAAGAGAAGCGTCGTGAGCGTGATCGTCTGAGGGCTGCTGAAGCCAAGGCCGATAAGGCTGATGCCGCATTAGATGCCAAGGTAGCAGCAAAGCTGAAAAGAGATGCTGAACGCCTTAGTGCCAAAGTAGCTTAATCCCGAAAAAGTAGCCCTGTTATAGGGCTATTTTCTTAACATGAAAATATGTAATCATTGTAAAACAGAAAAGGAGGATATCGAATTTGGTAAACATTCAACCAGGGCCGATAACAAGAATCCTTGCTGTAAGGTATGTGTTAGAAAGAAAAATAAGGTATATAGAAAAATTTACCCTGAAAGGGTAAAGAATAAGTTTTTTAAATATACATATGGAATTACAATAGCTGAAATTGAAGAATTGAGTAAATCTCAAAATCACCAATGTGCTATATGCTATGATGATTTTTCTAATTCTAAATGTTGCGTAGATCACAATCATACAACTGGAAAAATTAGAAAATTGTTGTGTAGTAGATGTAATTTAGGTTTAGGACTCTTCAGGGATAATTCAGATATTCTTTCACAGGCTGCTCAATACCTGCGTACATTTAATTAGGTTATTTTCTTATAAATACATAGGAGATTACGGGAGATGAGTAATATGGCTAAGAAAACAATGACGAGCTTTAACATCGATAAAGCTATTAGTAGAATTGCTAAACCGTCTGTGTTTGATCGTATTGTGAAAGAAATTGATGCTAAAGAAATACCAGCAAAATATGTAGAACAGATACTTGTTCAATATTATGATGGTAATGTTGTTGAACTACGTGGTAATGAAATTACTCATCCAATACCAGTTAACAAAAACGCATCTTGGGCTGCAATGGCTGAGTCATTTAAGAAGATGCGCGATGTGAAGATTTTTATCAACACAGAAGTACTGGAAATAGATATTAATGAACAGGTCGAGAAATACCTCGGCAACCATTGTTAAGAACTAAATCGTTTTTCTAACCAAGCGAAATCATTGATCAACCCGAGCAGCTCGGGTTGATCCTTATGTGTCGTACCGAATTCCATTCCCTCTTTTGCACCCATAATTGCAAAATCACCAAACTCCCTATTTTCACCCTTTGTACACCATACATTCAATCTGTATTCGGTTTCGGTGTTATCCTGGTTTGGTATTATTTTAGATGCCAGCTTGGAACATTCCCTAAATCCACTTCTCCATGCTGAGAATGGATCTGTATTGAATGCCGATATGTTGCTAACATCCTGCATTACCTTAAAGCTCTTTGAAACAGACGTAGTGAAATCTATAGGTGAACCGGTGTATTCAAGTAATAGATTTGTAGGGAAGAGTTTTACTCCACCATAACCATATTCCAGATCATTAACTGGATTCCTGGAATGCCATACATGAACAGATTGCCTATCGACTGAGTGAGGATTATAGTCGAAGTTGAATGTGTCTACTACAATTGCGTCAGCATCAACCACATAGAACATTGGTGATTTGGCTAATTTGGCGGCCTGTTTATGTGCTTCAAATATTCCTTTGACGCCATGGCTGCGTAAGGCTCTTGGAAATCTATACTTTAGTTTTTCATAATTTTCATCAGCATACATTTCATCATAACTAAGGAATATTATGTCGAAGATGGGATCTACATATATTCTTTCATCTATATTTTTTAGACTTACTGTTCCAGCTTCCAGCGCAGTATCTGTATAATTCGTTGGCGTAGTTAGCACAATTTCTTTATCGAATAGTCTTACCGATGTGTCATTATTCCAAATGTGCATATATTGCCTATCCCATTCGGATACAGAATAATAAAAATTAAAATTAGGAAATAATATTTCTTTATCTGTCTTGATAAGGTAGAAGCATTCACCCTTGCATGTAGAAGCCATCTCTTTTAATAGGTCGGATGTTAATGTGTTATCAGCAGAATAAAATTTCCTATTAACGAATATATTTTTACAAATTTCGTCTGCTACAAATTTGGTATCATCGCTATATAATAAAAAGACGGTCTGCCTCATCTGGGCTCCCTCCATTAAGTGCATTGTTATTTAGTGTGCTTCTGTTGACCTTAGGCACTATTATACTATAACATAGCAATAGCTTCAAGGACTATCTGTGAAATTTCTATTTGCTGGCCTTCTTACCGCATGTTTCGTTAGTTCTGCATTTGCGCAATCCGGTGGTTGGAAACTCACTAAGGTAGAGTCGCCTAATAAATTTGTTGCAGGATTCATTTATCATACCGAATCTGTCGGCACACAAACGAACGGTGGCAGAGTAACAAAGGCAGTCACTGGATTACGACTTGTATGTTCGGGTCCCGACTATGTAGCACAGAAAACTGATGTTCCGATTATTGCTATCTACTGGAACACGATGGCTGGCGGTTCCCAGCAATCACTTAATGTTCGAGTAGATGGTAAGGTGGTTGAATTGGGACAAGCCCAACAATGGAATCAGGATGGTCAATTGCTGTATAGGACATTGGACGAGTCAAGGGCCCTGATACAGGCAATGAAGCTTGGTAGATCAGTAAGTTTCGAGTGGGCTGGCACCGATGGTTCGAAGAGACAAACAATTTTCAATCTGAGTGACTTCAAGTCAGATCTGGCCGAATTCAACGAATCTTGCAAGACACAGATATAAATAGGTACATAATTTTCGGAGTCTCTAATGACACATTTCTTGGGTAAGGCTGTTGCAGTTACTACCCTTTTAGTTTTATCCACGCTAGGTGTTCTGTCTCTATTAGATAATGATGACTCCGAACCCAGAATTATAGACTCCGCCGCACTAAGTAAGTCCGGAATCAAAGACTTAAATGTCGAGTATTCGGAAAACAAAATCTACCTCAACGTAGAATTGATTGCACCACAGACCTGCCCCGAATTAATCAAAGCATTGGGTATTCATCCCATTGTAATAAAGTCAAAAACATATCAACCATCCTGTTCAAAAATATCTGATTCCCTAATGAGAATAACATACACACTATCAGTGACAGCATGAATGAATTTGCACTCGTTGAGTTCCTGTTTACCATCAATGAATATCCGGCGGAATTAGGAAAACTTATTGCATTAGACAAAGATTTCAAACTAATACAGTGCGAGGATGAATTTGACGAAGACGAGGATGGCATAAGGTTTGAGTACAAGAGGGTGTCGGGAAAAATAAACACAATGACTGCCTCGGTTATCAAACTACAGAATCCTGCACTTGCAGGCAAGATGAGACTCTCTTATATTTCAAATGAATTAAAAGACAAATATAGAAGATGAAATTCTATATCCCAAACGATCGCATTGCACAAGTTAACGAGGATGACTGTACATGGTTGAATCCTGCCGACTTCAATATGCACAAGAGAGCCATCATTCTCTATCAATGGGCGAATGGTTGGATCTTTGAAGCTGACGACAGCTTCAACACCTACTTCACATTAATCACCGGTAAACAACTTCCCACAATTACCGATGCAGAATATGCACAATTTATTATAGATAAGGTTGCATTTCTTAGTAAGGAACGCACAGAGCAATTTAGATCATCGTGGGCACAATTCCAACCAAAGATAAATACTAGATGACAACAATTGTGAATATACAGGCACTACCGACAAGCCCTTATGAGGGCACTGGCTTAGTTGCTATTGTTATCACAAGTGGTGTACCGAGTTATTTTCGTCTAACTGGTGTCGACCTTAATAGAATTGTTTCTGTTAGATGGTTTCCTAAGCACCCAGGCACATTGCTTTTCGAAACTCGCCAATTAATATTGGTCGACAATACCGAAGGTACATTTATGGTCAAGGTGTTAGATAACTACCTTGATACAAACAATCGTGCAGGAAGGATCGTATTTACTTTAGATGACGAAACTACACTATCGGCACCAGTAATAACTTACGGGCCTGTTTCAGTGGGACCTCTATGGACTTCACCTAACGCGGGCCTGATTACAGGATAGATGATGTGAAGTGAGAGAGATTAGCATCATTCTGAAGAATAATCATCTGATTACATCAGAGGAATTCAGAGCACTCGATCGCTATTCCATATGTGGACAATTATGGACAGTTGTCCACAAACCTACTAATTTA